GTTCAATTACTTTTTAAGGCAACCAAATGAGTAGCAATTTAGGCGGTTTCATTTCGGCAACATTTAACCCGTTAGATGGTGTTGCGCCACCAACGGTTGAATATTTGGTTGTTGCGGGCGGTGGCGGCGGCGGTTCACAAGCAAATGATTCATCCGGTGGCGGTGGTGGTGGCGGCGTTTTAACTGCAAATAATTTTTCTGTAACTGCCGGAACAATTCTTACCGTAACGGTTGGCGCGGGCGGTGCGGGAAATTCAAGTACTGGAAATGGTAGCCAAGGTGCAAATTCTGTATTTAGTTCTATAACCGCAACTGGTGGAGGATATGGTTCGGGTAGTTCAACGGGCGGTTCAGGCGGTTCGGGCGGTGGTGGCACGCAAGGCTCGGGAGGCGGTTCGGGAACATCAGGACAAGGTTATGCCGGAGGTGGTTCAACTTGGGCCGCACCCGCTTACGGTTCTGGAGGCGGTGGCGGTGCGGGTTCAATCGGAGTTACAGGTAGTAGTAGCGCCGGAAGTGGAAATGGTGGTGCGGGATTTTGTTCAACAATTACCGGACAATCTATTTTTTATGCGGGCGGCGGCGGCGGCGGTTCTTATACATCAGTTCTTGCTGGAATTGGTACGGCTGGTGGTGGTAATGGTGGCAATTTAACACCAACTTATCCAACCGCCGGAATTGCAAATACTGGTGGCGGTGGCGGTGGTGGCGGTGGTAATGCCAGTACTGGTGCAACTTTAATAGGAAAATCAGGCGGTAGCGGTATTGTAATTATTCGCTATTCTGTAAGGCAAAATCCGCCAACACTAACAAGCGGAAACCCGCAAATTAGTTATGCCGATGGCTACCAAATTTATACTTTCACTAGTTCCGGTTCAATTGTTTTCTAAGGAAAAAATCATGGCACATTTTGCACATATTACAAACGGCGTTGTTGACCAAGTTATTGTTATTGATGCCGAAACATTGGCATTAGGACATTGGGGCGACCCCGCTGAATGGGTACAAACATCCTACAACACCATTGGCGGCGTTCATACCCAAGGCGGCACACCGTTGCGCAAAAACTATGCGGGTATTGGTTATACATACGATGCCGAACGCGATGCGTTTATTCCTCCAAAACCATTTGCATCATGGTTGCTAAATGAAGATACTTGCCTTTGGGATGCGCCAACGGCAATGCCTAATGATAGCAAGATGTACACATGGAACGAAGAAACAACATCATGGGTTGAAGTTGTAATTCCTACAGGGGAATAATATGCCGCAATATTCGGGAATTTGGACACTTAGCCAAGCATCCCAAGCAATCAAAGATAACAATTGGACAGGCTTGCCGCCTACTATTGTTGAATATTTGGTTGTTGCCGGCGGAGGCGGCGGTGCGGCTTATACTGCCGGTGGCGGCGGCGGCGGCGGTTTACGCGCAGGGTTTAGCGGGGTAATTCCTAATTCTGCTATTACGATAACAGTAGGCGCGGGCGGTGCGGCGGGTACTACTTCTACATGGAAAGGTTCAAGTGGCCAAGATTCCGTATTTGGGTTAATAACTTCAACGGGCGGTGGCGGTGGAGGTTCTTTTAACGCTACTGTTAATGGATTAAGTGGTGGTTCAGGTGGTGGCGGCTCTGATAATGGTTTTGCCGGTTCAGGAACATCAGGGCAAGGCAATGCGGGTGGTAATGGATTTTTTGGAAGTTTAAGCATTACCGCCGGTGGTGGTGGTGGCGGCGCGGGTGCAGTTGGTTTAAATGGCCAATCTAGTAATGGTGGAAGTGGCGGTTCAGGTGTTGCATTAGATATTTCAGGAACTAGAACGGCTTATTCTGGAGGCGGTGGTGGTAGTTCATCTAGCGCTTTTGGTGTAGGCGGCGCGGGCGGTGGCGGTTCAGGAAATGGAACATCGGGTTCTGCTAATACCGGCGGCGGCGGCGGAAGTATTCAATCATCGGCAACAGGCGGCGCGGGCGGTTCGGGCATCGTAATCATCCGTTACCCCGATACATTTAATGCCGCAACAAGTACAACCGGTTCGCCAACTATTACGGTTAGTGGCGGCTATAGAATTTACAAATTTACCGCATCGGGTTCGATAACCTTTTAAACACAATATAAGATATGACAAGAAAATTAAAGATAGCAGTTTACGCAATCAGCAAGAACGAAGAACAATTTGTAAATCGTTTTTGCGATTCCGCTAAAGATGCCGATGTAATCCTAATTGCGGATACCGGTTCTACCGATGCTACGGTTGCCCGCGCAATCGAAAACGGCGCGGTAGTTCACGATATTTGCGTTAGCCCTTGGCGCTTTGATAAAGCCCGCGATACCGCCTTGGCGTTGTTGCCGCGTGATATCGATGTTTGCATTAGCCTAGATTTAGATGAAGTATTAGAACAAGGTTGGCGCGAAGAAATCGAACGCGTATGGCAAGAAAATACTACGCGCCTACGCTATAAATTCGATTGGGGTTGCGGCATTAGTTTCTTTTACGAAAAGATACATCACCGGCACGGCTACCATTGGCATCATCCGGTACATGAATACCCGCGGCCCGATGGCCGTATCCAAGAAGTTTATGCGCATACCGATATGCTATTGGTTACGCATCTACCGGATAACACTAAATCGCGCGGCCAATATATGCCGTTATTGGAATTGGCGGTACGGGAGGACCCGCATTGCCCGCGTAACGCTTTCTACCATGCAAGGGAACTAACCTTCTATGCGCGTTGGCATGATGCCATTACGGCGTTAAAAAAGTACCTAGCAATGCCGGAAGCCAATTGGCAAAACGAACGATGCTATGCGATGCGTTTGTTAGGCAAATGCAATGATGAATTAGGCCAATCTGTAGAAGCCCATAAATGGTATCGCCTAGCAATTGCCGAAGCGCCTAATACCCGCGAACCTTGGTGCGAATTGGCTATGTTTGCGTATCGCCGTAATCTTTGGGTTGAATGCTATAGCGCGGCCAAATCATGTTTGGAAATCAAGGATAAGGCGTTGGTTTATACGATGGACCCCGAGGTATGGGGGGCGCGGCCTTGGGATTTGGCAAGCCTAGCCGCATGGCAATTGGGGTTAAAAGATGAGGCTACCCAACTTTTAGAAGAAGCCCTAAAATTAGCCCCCAACGATGAACGATTGAAAAACAATCTTCAACTAATGAAACCAACCTAACGGTAACGCCATGAATGAAACGGATGCCCGCCTAAATAGCCATGAAGCGGTTTGCGCATTGCGCTATGAACAGATAAACGCCCGCCTAAAGCGTTTGGAAGGCATCTTAATCAAGGCTTCCGGCATCATGCTTTGCGGCATGGCCGGCGTTATTTGGGTATCTTTAATCAAGGTTGGCTAACATGGTTACGGCTAAGAAAACCGTTAAACCGCCCGCCAAAGTAGCACCGGTTAAACGATCTATTCCAAAGCCTAAAGCGGAACCAAAACCCAAACCGCAACCTAAAGTTGTTCCTAAACAACAAACGAATGTAGATAAGGTTATCGGCCTTATTCAATGGGTAGATAACCCGTTTAAGTTGTTTACGGTAATCCTTCTTTCTTTCCTATTCTTTGCCGGTTACTTTGCTTGGGATTCGCGCCAAGTAATCCTACACGCCATAACAACGCATGAAAATATGCCGCAATTGGCTAAACAGGAAGATTTAATACCGCCGGCGCAATCATTACTTAAAGATGTTGATGGCATTATTTTGTTGGTACACAAAGCCAACTTGGCTACCAATTCCCGAACAACGGTTCTAGCGCTTAACGGCGATGGAACGCGGGAAAAGAAAATAGAAGGTACGGTTACATCGTTGTTTAACGCAAGCGCCGATAGAAATAGCGCTATGGTTGCCATGCTAAACGGCGAAGTAATTTGCGAAGATTTCAACCCATCATCCAAGGTAGGCGAATGGGGCGCTAAACAGGGCGTAAAGTTTATTTGCCGCGGTAGCATCCCGCCCGATATGGGTAAGTTTGCCGGCTATGTAGCCATTGGGTTTAAAGATAAAGTAGAAGATATAGCCGCGCTTAAAACGCGAATTAACCTAGCCGCAACGGATATGGCGGATGAATGAAATGGTTTCTTGTTGGCGCTTTGGCCGCATGGTTGTATGTTTCTGCGCAATCAAGATGCGTAGTTAATGATTTCTATGCGATAAGTTGGATGGGCAACCCTAGCGATAGGCACCAACAACTTTCATTATGGCTAACAACTAACGGCAATAGTTGTTCATCGGAACAACTTGTTATTATTTGGAACAACCTTGCCATGTGGGCCGGAACCGCCGATAGTTCCGAACTACGAAGCAAGATTTTGCATTACTACGCGAAAGCAATGGAAAGGGAAAAGAAGTGATTTCCCTACACAAATGGTATCCGTTTGTTCATCCAAGGCCCTTTGATGTTCAAACCATTGCGTTGGAAAAGCGCGCGGAACGGTTAGATAATGAATACCGTTTAGAAGTTAAAGCACAAAAAGTTAGGGAAGCCGTAGAAGCCTACGATTTAGAACTTTACAACAAGCGGGCGCGGCAAAATACGGTTGAACTAGAAGTATTTAGGGATACCAAAAGATTTCAAGTTTTAGTTTAAGGGGATACAAATGGATTGGTTAAAAACTATTGCGCCTACGATTGCTACCGCTATGGGCGGCCCGTTGGCCGGCATGGCCGTAGATGCCATTGGTAGCGCCCTTGGAATGAAGGATGCAACCAAAGAACAAGTTAAAGATTTGCTTGCAAGCGGAACCCTAACAAGCGATCAAATGGCAAGCATTAAACAGGCGGATGCAACGCTAAAAGTTCGTATGAAAGAACTTGAAATCGATATGGAAAAGGTACACGCCGGCGATCGGAATTCTGCTCGTGAAATGGCGGCGCGAACGGGGGATGTATGGACGCCGCGGATTATGGCGTTGGTTGTATTTATTGTTTGGGGCGCGGTTAACTACAAGTTGTTTAACGGCACAATTAACGGCGATATGCGCGAACTAGTTGCGCGCGCCTTGGGAACTTTAGATGCGGTTCTAATGGCGGTAATTTATTACTACTACGGTTCATCATCTAGTAGTGCGGCAAAAACCGAAGCAATGGCGGGGAAAAAATGAAATTAACCGAACACTTTTCGTTAGAAGAACTAACGCATACCGATCACCGCGAATTGGATAACACGCCAAACGATGCGGAATTGGCTAACCTAACGCGCCTAGCGGAATTCCTAGAAGAAGTTAAAACGGTTCTTGGCGGCAAACCTATTATGGTTAATTCTGCTTTCCGTTCTAAGGCGGTTAACGATGCGGTTGGAAGCAAAGATACATCGCAACACCGCGTAGGTTGCGCGGCGGATTTGCGGGTTCCAGGAATGGTTCCGGATGAAGTTGTTAAAACAATCATCGCAAGCGAGTTGGGCTACGATCAGATAATCCGCGAATTTGATCGATGGACGCATATAAGCATACCGAACGAAGCCGCCCGCGCACCCCGTAAACAGGCTTTGATTATTGATAAACAGGGTACGCGCGTTTACGCCTAAACTTCTTTAACAAAGATGCCTTCTTTGTTTAGATAGCCCTTGCGGTTTTTGATTTCATCATATGCGCCTTTAAGGCATTCAACCAAATCTAAATCGGCGCAAGCGCAACCCATGATTAGCGTAACTAGGATATCGCCGTAGGCATCTTTCATTGCGGCTATATCTTGTTTGGATATTGCTTCAAACAATTCGTTTAGTTCTTCTTGGGTTTTGATTGCTTGCGCGTAAGGCGTACTATTTTGTACGATGCCGCGCGCTTCGCCCCATTGAATAACCGAAATTTCTGTATTTGCGTAACTCATGCCGTTTCCCTATCAAACCGTGAATTCATAACTTGTTGTAAATCGAAGTAATCTTTAAAACATTCGCTAAAAAATACTTGTTGTTCGCTAAACCCGATTAGCGTTCTATCAAATACAAACGCCTTCTTAGGCAATTGCATTTCGCCGCGGATGTACTTAACCGCCTTGCTTGTAACGCGCCAAAGGCCCGAACCTTTTACATCTTTATTATCGTTGGGGTAGTTTTCAATTAGCCCCCAATAGCGCAGATTTGTAAAACTTTTTGCCCGCATGAATTCGCGCGGCGCGGCGCTTGGCATGTGGACCCAACCCTCTTTATCGCCATTTACAAAAATCCAAACCAAAGCCTTGGCATCCGTTTTGGTAATTGAATAGCCGTTGTACTTACCGTATCTTTTGCAACAGGGGCAATCGCCGCCTTCGCCTTGTAGAACTTTCAAATAATCTTTGCGTATCTTGGCTAAATATTCTTGTTCAAATAGATCGTTCATTTTGTAGTTTCCTATAAGGCGGGGCTACTAGCGTTCGTCCGGCATTACTGCCCGCGTTCGCCCCTTTATTTAGAATGGGATATCTTCATCTATATCGGGCATCGCCGGAGCGGCTTGGCGTTGCGGTGTACGCGGTTCAAGCGGCGGTTTAGCGCTTAACCAACCATCCCAACTAACGGGGATGTTATCGATTTTTAGGCTAATGCCTTGTTGGCCTTTATCCCAAAGCGTACCTACCTTGGCAAAGCGCTTTTTGTTGTTGCCTTGCGCATCGGTGTATTCGCCAACTACGGCGATCAAATCTAGTTTATTGGACATGGTTCAATCTTTCATTCAGTTTAAAAATCTTTGCATCAAGTTCTTCTAAAAACTTAACAATTTCCGCGGCAAGCATTTCCGCATATTCCGCATCATATTCAACGCGTTTAACAAACAATTGCAATCCGTTTGGTAATCGGGGATCAAACGATACAAAATCACACCATGCGCGGCGCGTACAGGCCATTTGCCATTGCATTTGGGTAAAGTATTTGGTTGGTACTTGATTGTTCAACAATGTATCGATATGGGTAGCCGTATTTGGGCATTTGATCTCGATCTGTCCATCCAAGCCTACCAACCCATCGGGCGAAGCGCCGGCGCGTTCAATGATGGGATGCGGAACATACCCTACTTCATCTACCAAAACATCCGCAAACGATTCATACGCGGCGCGGGCCAATGGTTCCGTTTCCGTACCCCATTGCATAGCCGCATTGCTATACGATTCCGCTACGGTGTTCGTCATCCGTTCGCAGATCAATTGCGCCATGTAGTTTTCACGCGATGCCGAATAGCCGCTTTTAGTTTTAGCGATTACATCCGCAACGCGGGATGCCGTTACATTCCCTAGCCGCGCGGCAAACCATTCCGGCGTACCTTGTTCCATCTTTTCGATCATAGTTTGGCCTTTACTTTATCTTTAACCGCAATAACTTTTTTCTGCCAATCCGTATTACCGTTGCAAGCGGCGTAGGCGGCTTTGTAGGCTTTCTTTAAACCATCTTCATCGGTAGCGCTTTCGATGGCCGCCAAGTGATCCGCAAGGGCGCTTTCATCTACGCCTTTGGCCGGTATAGTTGCCAACGCGCCATCATCATCTTCGGGGGCTATGCCGCAAGCGGCCATAAGGGAACCGCGGCGGGCATAAGTTAACGCACTCATATACGCCGGCGGATCATTCTTTACAACCGGAAATTGCAAGATGCCGCATTCAAGCATTTCGCCGGATTCATGTACGAAAACGGTTTCTACCATGATGCCGCCAACGCAATCATAGGATTTCTGTACAAGCGCAATGCCGTTATTGTTTAGGGCATCTATAACCGCTTCAACGCAAGCGGCTAGATCGGCATACTTGTTTTTGAAATGCGGGTTGTAGGCGTTCTTTAAAGCCGGTGCAAATGCCTTTTGGGCTTGCACTAAGGCGGTTGCAATATGTTTCATTCTGCGGTTTCCAAATAGTTACTAAGGCGTTTGATTCGATCCGCATGGTAATCACTCATGCGCTTGGCGTATTCCATGCCGCTTTGCGCATCTAGGAACCGGCGCTTGGCTTCTTCAAGTTCTTTAGCCGCAAGTTCTTTGGGCGATGGCAATTGCCAAAGGGATTGGAAGCGTTCAATAAAGTTCATGCTTAACCCCTCCAAGCCAACAATACGCCCCAACCGCCAAAGATAACAATGGCTAATGCGCATTCAATTAAAGTTGTAATGATTTTGTGTTTCATGTTTTGTCCTTTGATGGGGCCGTAGCCCCGTTTAATTTAGATTGATTTTTTGAAGGTGCGCAACATGGCTTTGAATTCTTTTGAATCGGGGGTCATGTTGGAATAAATTACATTGCCGTTTGTGTCTAAACGCATCATGCAAGTGAATGCGCCATAAACTACAAAGCCTGAAGATGTTTTGATTACTGAGCGTGTCATTTTGGTTTCTTTCTAAAAGTCCGCAAGATGTTTGCGGCATGGGTGAATTATAAGCCAACTAATACAGATGTCAACAACTTTTTAAAATTATTTTCTAGGTAGTTTCCCTAGGGGGGCTTTCGCCCCCCCGCTTTCTTATTCTTGTTCGGTTAAGAATTGTTCATATTCTTGATTGGCCCAAGCATTAGCGGTCCATTCCGCATGATCCCAACAAGTAAATGTATTGGCCGGAACTTCGGATAAACGCGTTCCCCTATCAAGTATCCATTTGCCGGTTTTGGTTCTGCTAACCCGTACCGCTTGCGCGTAGGGATTGCGTTTAACTTCAGATTTGTAAACTCGCATTTCACTTTCTCCTATAAGACCCCAAGAAGTTTGGGGCATGGTGTAATTATAAGCCAACTAATAACTTATGCAAGCCTTTTTTAAATTATTTTCTAAGTATTTACCCTAATATGTTGTTGTAAGGCAACTAATATATAAGGGTTTGTACTTATGTACTTTTTCTATAAGTTGGCTTATAATGGGGTATGACAAAACAAGAATTATTAGCAAAGGTACGCAATCAAACCGAATTGGCGCAATTGCTAGGTATCAACCAATCGGCTATTAGCCAATGGAAAGAAATACCCAAAGCGCGCCTATGGCAATTGAAGGTACTTAAACCGGAATGGTTCAAATGAAAAATATAGAAAAATACTTGTATTACAAATCGTTGATGATGCTATGTTTATCGATGGCCGCTGAAGAACAAGCCTTAGAACATTCCATCTATCAATTGCTTTCGTACCATGCTTACAAAGATTTGGCACAGGCGCAATATTGGGCCATGATGCACAATGAACGCGAAATTTTGCACACGCTAATGATTCTTTGATACAATTTTTTGAAACACGGCTAGGAACGGATTGATCCCCGTTCCGAAAAGGGTTCATCCTTTCCCCTGCCGCCGTTTCTTTTCTAAAGGGTGTTTTAAGGATGAAAAAATTATGGATGAACTGTCTTTATACGGAACCGATCTGTTTGGTGATCCCATCAAACCGCGTGCATCCGGCGTTGTTGCGCAACGATTTACATTGCCCCCGTTTTCATTGCTAGATAGCCGCCAAGGCGAATGGCAAGAACGCAAGCGCGCTTGGCTTTCTTTGGGCCTTAAAAGCGATGCCGGCCGCGATGATGCCTATTGCTACCGCGGGGCTACTTCTACCGATGATTTCATGGGTAGCGAAATGGCAAAAATAGGAAGCGCGGTTAGCGTATTTGATCCCGTAGTTTGCGAATTAGCCTACCGTTGGTTTTCGCCAAAAGGCGGGCAAATTGTTGATCCGTTTGCGGGCGGTAGCGTTAGGGGAATTGTTGCCGGCGCTTTGGCTATGAATTATTGGGGATGCGATCTACGCCAAGAACAGATCGATGCAAACAACTTGCAAGCCGATTTGATTGAAACCGCAATCCGGCCGCAATGGGTATGCGGCGATAGCATGGTAAAAATGGATGAAGCGCCCGAAGCGGATTTTGTTTTTTCATGCCCGCCATACGGCGATTTAGAAGTTTATAGCGATGATCCTAACGATCTAAGCAACATGGATTACCATGTATTCATAGCCGCCTACAAACGCATCATTTTGCGTAGCGTAAAGGTTATGAAAGAAGATACATTTGCCGCTTTTGTTGTTGGCGATTTCCGCGATAAAAAAGGGTTCTACCGGAACTTTGTAAGCGAAACAATTGATGGGTTTGAACAGGCCGGCGCTAAGTTGTACAACGAAGCAATCCTAGCAACAAGCGTAGGTAGCGCGGCCATGCGGGTAACTAAGCAATTTGAAACCGGCCGCAAGATGGCTAAAACGCATCAAAATATGTTGGTATTTTGCAAGGGCGATTGGCGTAAGGCTACCGCCAAAATCAACGCGGCGGGGGGTTGATATGCACTACTACCAACATCACATAGGCGATTTTATTAAGGCTACGGCAAGGTTATCCGATGCGCAAACAATGGCGTATTTGCGATTGCTTTGGATGTACTACGATAGCGAAAAGCCGCTTAAACCCGATGCTAAAGTTCTTGCATTTCAAATTGGCGCAACCGTAGAAGATACAGAATTGTTATTAGAAAGTTTTTTTGTATTGTGCGAAAACGGTTGGCATCAAACCCGATGCGATAAAGAAATTCAAGAATACAGGGAATTTTTGAACAAAAAATCTAACGCCGGTAAAGCATCTGCTGAACGAAGGAAGAACAACCGTTTAACAGGTGTTGAACAGGTGTTAAACAATAGTGCAACCGATGTGCAACTAACCACTAACCACTCACCACTAACCACTAACCAAGATAAGAAAGTACAACGCGGTTCCCGCATTGTTTCTGATTTTCAGTTTCCAAAAGAATGGGAAGATTTTTGCGTTGAACAAAGGCCCGAACTTAACGCTAAAAAAACCTTCGAACAGTTTAAGGATTATTGGGTAGCCCAGGCCGGCCAAAAGGGGGTTAAGTTGGATTGGTTTGCAACATGGCGGAATTGGGTTCGCAATACCAACGCGCCAAAGGTTAATTTTGCAGATATCGGCCGCGTAACCGTTCCAAGCAACAACCAACCCGATCCGGCTTTAGAAAAGATTAAAGCCGATGCGAAAATGGCCGCGCCAATCCCATTAGAAGTTTTGGCAAAGATGGCCGCATTAAGGGTTAAGCAATGAACTACGAAACCGCTATGCGGATATTAGATCGGGTGCGGGATGGGGTTACATACCCGCAATGGGTAATCCTAAAAGCATTAGAACTAACCGGCGATATTGATGGGCATGGAACACTTTAAAGATTGCGAAGCGCGGGAATGGATAGCCCGTTACCGCAAAAAGCAATTGGAAGAAGGCAAAGGCGAAGCCATTGAATGGTGGGCCAAGATCATCAAAGATATCGCCGCCAAACGGGGCCAAGCCGCCGCCGATGATTTAAAACGCCGGATGAACATACAAAGGGAATCAAATGCGATACGCCGCAAGGGTTGATGCAAACCAAGAACAGATCGTTAGCGCCCTACGGGCGGCCGGCGCTTATGTTTGGATTATTGGCCTACCGGTTGATCTTTTGGTTGGCTACCGCGGCCATACCTTTTTAGTAGAAGTAAAAAGTAACGCTAAAAAGCGTTTTACGGCCCTACAAGCCGATTTTTTTGAACATTGGGCCGGAAGTACCTTATGCCGCGTTGATAGCGCGGAATCGGCCCTAAGAATGATTGGGGTAATCAAATGAACGCACCGTACAAGGCTATAGATTTCATCATCGCTAACGCGCCTAAATATGCCAAGGCTAAAAGTGAGCGCATCTATTTGGAGGAATTTCGCAAGACAAAAAAGGCGCTTTTGATGAAAGTAGCAATGGAAGCCGGTTTCGAAAGCGCGGTTAGCCAAGAACGGGAAGCCTATGCGCATCCGGAATATCAAGAACTATTGCGGGGATTGGCCGTAGCCATTGAACAGGAAGAAGGGTTGAAATGGCTTCTTACCGCGGCGCAAATGCGTAGCGAAGTATGGCGTACCGAATCGGCTAACGAACGCCAAGGCGTTAAGGTAACGGAATAACCCTATAGTTGCGTAGGATATATAAGCCCGCTTATAATTGGCCCATGCCGTTACATCACGGTCTAAACGAAAGCGCAAAATGAAACACGCATCTACCAAGAAAAACAACCTTGTAGTTATGTTGGATGAATTTAACAATGTATGGATTGATAAAACAATTCCATCTACAGAATTGCAATGTATCCGCTATGTTTGCCATCGCAATTGGACGCACGCGATTGCTAAAGGTACGGTAAAAATTGTTACCTTGGCCCAATTTGCAGAAATGCCAAAGGTTGCGGCATGAATTGGCCGTTTCCCCCATTCCCAAACCCAAAAGATAAGGGCCATAAGCGCCCTAAATTCAATCCCGAAAACTTTGAGGATGCGCCGGTATGAATGATTACGAATTTACATTTAACGCAACTACGGGCGCGGGAGATGAAACCGTTACTTGCCTTATGTCCTACGAACGCGATGAACATGGCCCGTACTTTGAAAACATTGAAACCGTTAAGTTTGAAGGTGTAGATGTAACCGCTTTGATTTCTGAAGAACAGTTTGCCGATTTAGAAATGGTTGGCATTAACAAATTACGCGAACACATTAAAGAAGAAAACGAAAGAAGTTTAGAACCATGAGCAACAAGATAGTATTAACAACCATGTTTTTAATGCTTGCCGCATTTTGGGCATGGGTTATTTATGTTTGGGTTAAAGCATGATGCCTTCGATAGATATGGGCGCAACCCATTCAACGCATAAATTTAAGTTTTGTACCAAATGCGAAACGGCCAAGCCGCCCGAAGGCGGGATAGAAATGGGCGTTAAATGGATATGCCAAAATTGTTGGAATAAACGCATAACCGGCAAAAACCTTCAACAAAACCGTAAAAATGCGAAAAAAAACTAAGCGCAAGATCTGGGCCTTACTCGATCCAATTGCGCATAGCATCATTGGCGCATCGATTACCCCGCGCCAAACGCTAGATAAACTTCGGTTTACGGAATATGCGGCTTTAGATGCCATAACTAAAGGGTTGGGAACAATTCAAGATTGGCGCACATTGGTTGATGTTTTAAATCTATCGGAACAAATGGCCCGCGGTGGGATCGGAAAAGATGAAGTTTTACCGATATGCCAAAAAGCCCAAACCGCGCTACATGAAGCGGCCATTCGTTACCAAAAAACCATGCGCATGGGTTTAGATGGGGTTGGGATACAGGCGATTAGGGATTTGATCGAGTACGCGGACTTGCAACAAGGTAGCATTACCCGCGCAGAATTCGAACGCTATGTAAAGAAAACCAAAGATTACATTAAATCAAACGGAAACCTAGTTGTTGAAATCGAATGAAATTCCCAAAACACCAATACATCCGTAGCCCTAGCCTATTGCGCAACGCCCGCGAAATCCCATGCCAACATTGCGGGGCAAACGATGGAACCGTAGTAGCGGCGCATACCAATTGGCAAGGCGGAAAGGGCCGCGGAATTAAGGCGGATGACAACCTTATTGCAAGCCTTTGTTACGGTTGCCATGCCGAAATCGATCAGGGCAAAAATTTAGATAAGTTTGAACGCCAAAAGATTTGGCTTGCCGCGCATTTAAAAACGGTGCGAAAATTACAGGAATTAGGGCTTTGGCCCGAAGATATCCCATTACCCGAAGGATTAACATGAAATTTCGCGCCGAAGCCGCCCAAACAAACGAAACCGATCCGGTTATGCAATTTGTTCAATGCCTATTGCATAGCGTAACCAATGCGCACATCCTACATTTTCAAACGCCTAGTTTTTCGGAACACATGGCTTTAGGAACTTTCTACGAAGAAGTAGGCGATTTAGTTGATTCATTCGTAGAAGCATTCCAAGGCAAATATGGTTTGCTTACAAATTACAAAGCGGAATATCAATTGCCGGCTACCGATCCCGTAATCTACTTAACCTACCTTAAAGATGAAGTAGAAACCTTACGCCGTATGCCTAAGTTCCCGCAAGATAGCGAACTTCAAAACGAAGTAGATAACATCGCTAATCTAATCAATAGCACCCTTTACAAACTACGATTCCTAAGTTGATATGCCTATCCGTAAAACGCAACAGGGTTGGTATTGGGGAAGTAAAGGGCCATTCCCTACCAAAGCCAAGGCGCTTCAAGTAGCCCGCGCCGCGCACGCATCAGGATTTAAAGAATATGCCAACGATGCCATCAAACCAAAAGTGTTCCGAATTGGGGTGCAAAAACCCCCGAAGTAGGCTTAACACCTACTGTTTAAATCACGGGGGATTAGATAATATGCCTACCCGTGATACCGATAGCGCCTACCAAACGCCGTTATGGAAAACCATACGCATGGCGCAATTAAGCAAGCAACCCCTTTGCCAAGGTTGTTTATCGCGCGGAATAGTAGCGCCGGCCAAACATATAGATCACTTGTTCGCATGGAAGCATATAGGTAGCCATGCGTTTAGCCGCAACATCTTCCAATCCCTATGTCATAACTGCCATTCGCAGAAATCATCGCTAGAAAAACAGGGCATCTATAGGCACTATGCCCAAGAAGGCCCCAAAGATTACGGCAAGCATGATTACGCATTTATGTTGCACCAATACAACACGCGGGCCGAAACAAGGGCCTAAAGCCGCGAAAAACTAAAATTTCCGGCACTCTGTGGAAAGCAAGCGCGGGGCTCTTTCTGTAGAAAGGCAAAGTTAGGGGGGGCTATAAGGTTGCTAATAAACAACAAAGCGTTTAAGATAAAAAAATGAAAAAAGCACCAAAACAAATAATCGGCTTTTTGCGTAATCCCGAAACATGGGATGCAAATGTTTTTGAAACGGCCATTAGAAACGAAGTTGAAAATTCAACGGGCGCATTAACCGCATCCGATGAACTGCTAGTTGGTTCATTGGTTCTAACCGTTGATACTTTGATCGAAGCGCATATTGGCTTGCAACAAAACGGCGCGATTTACCATTACAACGCGGGCGATGCGCCAAGCCCGTACTACAAGATAAGAACGGAATCTATGGATAAGGCCATAAAAATCCTAGCCGAATTGGCTTTAGTTGCTAGGGGCCGCCCAAAGATTAAAAACAAGGTATCCGAAGTAGATGAATTATTCGCAACTGCTTGAACCCGCTTTCCAATATGCAAGGGGCGTAACCCTTGGCGATATACCCGCTTGCGAAGATGTTAAGTTAGCGGCCCAACGATTCCTAGATATGGTTGAACGGCGGGATGCGCCGTATGAATTCGTACCGGAAAAGGCGGAACACATCCTAAAGTTTGCTAAATTCTGCCGCCATGTAAAAGGCGCGGATGCCGGCAAGCCTATTACGCTACAACCGTTTCAAGTTTTGTTCTTGGCGGCCATCTACGGGTTCCGCGATAGGAAAGATAAAAGCATCCGATGGGTAACCGATGTTATTTTGTTTGTTCCGCGCAAATCCGGTAAAACTACCCTTGCATCTATTATTGCGCTTTACGAATTGCAATTCGGGGATGCGGGCGCGGAAGTTTTTACATTGGCTACCAACCGCGAACAGGCAAGCATTTGTTTTGATTCATCCAAGGCAATCATTGAAAACATGGTTCCGGAATTTCAACAAAAGTTTATCGTTTACCGTAGCGAACTAAAGAAAGCCGGCGATTCAACTTCTACCTACCGCGCCCTTTCCCGTGAAAACCGGAAAACCGGCGATGGCAAAAACCCATCGTGCGCAATGATCGATGAAGCCGCGCAGATTACGGAACGCGGTTCAATTGAAGTTTTGCATTCGGGCATGGGCGCGCGGAAGAACCCTTTGCGGATGTATTTAACCACGGCAAGTTTTACCCGCGAGACGAAATTCTTTGAGGATTTAAACCATTTGCGTAGCGTATTGCGCGGGGCCGCGGAAGATAACTATCGTTGGTTCGGGTTGTTGTATAGCATCGATGCCGGCGATGAATGGTCCAACGAAGAAACATGGGCCAAAGCCAACCCGATGCTAGGCATTTCGGTTACAAAGGAACACATTAGGCACATGGCCCAGGAAGCGCAAGCAAAGCCGGCAAGCCTTAACGAATTCCTATGCAAGCAATTAAACATCTATGTTTCCGCAAATAGCGCATGGGTTGATCGCCGGTATTGGGATGATTCCGTTAGCACTATGCCGGAAGATAAACCCGAATCTACTTTTATTGCATTCGATTTGGCCTATTCGCGCGATTTGAATGCGGTTTGTACTTTGCACCGATATTCCGAAGAAAAGTTCCATGCGGAATTTCAATTTTTCCTACCGGAAGAAAGTTTAGATTTAATCCCCAACCATTACAAACCTATCTTTTCCCAAGCGCACCAAAGCGGCATATTGCGGCTAACGCAAGGTAATGTTACGGATTTAAATGAAGTAGAAGCGTACATAAAAGGCCAATGCCTTAAATATGATGTAAAGGAAATTGGCTACGATCCGTATAACGCGGCATCGTTGGTTGCAAATCTGTACGCGGAAGGTTTGCCCGTTAAGAAGGTTGGGCAAGGCATGGCGGTTCTATCTAATCCATCAAAAACCGCGGAACAATTGATTATGAAAAAGGCAATTACACATGATGGCAACCCGTTTGTAGGATGGCAAATCGGGAATACCGAAGTCTATGTCGATGTCAACGGTAATGTAAAAGTACGGAAGAATGAAGCCGATACATCCGCCAAGGTTGATGGAATTATTGCGATGATTATGGCGTTGCATTGCCATCTTGACAATGTTTTCGTTTCTGATACATTCGGATTTAGAAGTTTTGAATGGTAAAACATCGGGAAATTGGGGAAAAACATGGCTATTTTGGATATTTTTAAGCGCAATAAAGGCGAACAAAAGGAAAGTAATACCCTTTTTGGCCAATCCGCTTTAGGTAATAACATTGTTTACCAAGGTTCTAACCAAACCCCAAATGTAAATACCCAAATATTATATGTAACTACGGGCGCAACAAATACTGCGGGCCGCCCCGTGGATATGTCCCTTCTTACCCGCAACAGTACCATCATGGCTTGCGTTGCGGCCAAAGCCCGCGCCCTTTCGCAACTTCCGATTCGGATTGTTAGCGAAGCGGATGATGGAACCTATGTAGATGCGGTTAAATCCGAACTAGTAGGCGCGCGCGATAAAGCCAAAGCAAAGCAAGTTGCAAACCTTTTGGCCCAACCTAATCATTTCCAAAGTACCTATGAATTTTGGTATCAATGGCTAATGTGGTACGAACTTGCCGGCGAAGCCTTTACCCTATGGTGGCGCAAGGATCAAAAAAGTACAACGGAAACCCCGTTAGAAATGTACTTGCTTGATTCAACCCTAATTGCCGTAACCATTACGCCGGCCCGCTACCCATCGTATCGTTTAAGCACGCCTAGTTATGGATTTAGCCGCGATGAACCGTTGAATTTCAACCAAGTAATGCACATTAAAGAAATGAACTGGCAAGGTTCCGCCGGCTTTAACAAAGGCATCTTGGCCGCGGAATTGGTTTCGTTAGATCAAGATATTGATTTATACGCCAACTACATTATGCAGAACGGCGCTAAACCTTCCGGTATGTTTACTACGGAACAAGTTATTCCGGATGCAAAGTACAAAGAAGTTGCCGCCCGCCTTAAAGAAGCATGGTCCGCTATGGTTTCTAGCCGCCCAAGCGATCCAAGCAAAGCCGGTCAAGGCATGATGCTAGATCAAGGCATGAAATATACGCCTTTGGATATGCTTACCCTTCAAGATACCGATGCGGCCAAGTTGAAAGAACAAACCATGAAGCGTATTTGCGGTTTGTTTGGCGTACCGCCAGCAATGATCGGGATTGCGGATCAAAAATACAATAATACGCAAACAATGTTGGATGAATTCTACAAATCAACAATGTACCCAACGCTAATCAATATTCAACAGAAATTAAAGCAACATTTGTTTGTTGGCTATCCTAATTTATCTATCGAATTTGATACTCGCAATTTCCTAAAAGGCGCGCCGCTAGATCAAATGAATTTTGCAAGCGCGGGGGTTACAAACGGGATTATGACGCCGAATGAAGCGCGGCAATATTTGGGAATGCCTAACATTGATGGCGCGGATGATTTGATCGATAAAGGCGGAATGGATAAACCCATTGCCGGAACATCTCCGCAAGATACCGGCGGTGGCGGCGGTAGCCAAACCCGAAAAATGAATATCGGCAAGTAAAAATAAAATGTCACACATTTTTAAGATTGTGATAGCATCCCTAGCAACATATAAGCCAAATACAGAAGCGCCGCCTAAACGCGGGCGGCCCCCAAAGTTAATACATGACATCGACCGTACGAAAATCGATGAGGTAATTTATGAGCAAAAACCTAATGATGGTTTGCGAAGCCAAACTAGTTTTGGAAAAGCAAGGCGAAAGCACCGGCAAAATTGAAGCAACCGTTACTACTTGGGGCGCACGCGAAGGCGCAGATGGTAGGCGCTTTAATTACCAACCCGAAGGTTTCATGCAATGGGCCGAAGATTTTTCTAAATCAGGCCGCCCCCTTCCAATGTTTGTTAATCACGATGCGGATGCAATCCCCGTTGGCGAATGGAACGCATTTGAATTTGATGAAACCGGCATGAAAGCCGAAGGCCGTTTGTACACAAATACAACCGCCGGTTCCGATCTATACAAAATCATGCAAGAAAGCCCCGCCATGTTTGGCGGCGTTAGCGTTGGCGCGTATGCCGAAGAATACCAATGGGTAAAAGAAGATGGCGAACCTTACCCCGCCGGTAGCGGCGATTATTACGAAGATGGTTATTTTCAAATTACTAAAGGCGGATTGCGCGAAGTATCCGTAGTTATGTATCCTAATAATCCAAATGCCGAAGTTAGCAAATTGGAATATTTCCGCCCCGATGGAAGCGCGGATTTAAAAGTTTTGGAACAGGCCTTGCGTGAAGTTGGGCTATCTAAAAAAGATGCGGTAGCCGCCGCATCTACATTCAAGAAGGTTTTGGAATTGCGCGATGCAGTTACAACGCCTATTGAAATTGCGCCTATTTTGAGTGATTCAAATGCGGAGGCTACCGAAGCGGAAATTCTTGCGGCTTTAGAGGCCCGAGAACTTCTTAAATTACTTGATACCAAAATTAAAGGTTAAATCATGTCCCAAGCAATCATTGAAAAATTGGATGCTATCGAAGCCAAGCAAAGCGAAAGCATTGCGGCCGTAGAAGCAAAAATCCCCGCCGCCGTTGAAGCGATTAAAAACGAAATGCAAGAAACTATTGCCGCTTTGGAAGCCAAAGTAGCATCGATTCAAGCGCCCGCCGTTGTTAATCCCGCTAAAACAATTACCGCCGATGTAAACCGTTCCGTTAAAGAACAATTGGCTTCTTTCTACAAAAGCAATGCCCGCGTAGAAAAAGAACTGCAAATTTTTGCAGATGAAAGCCAAGCCGCGGCATACATGGCCGAAGCATCCGCGCTTACCGGTTCCGGTAACAACCAAGGTGGCCGTACCGCCTACGATCCCGTATTTGCCGCATTGCGTTTGGCAAATCCTATGCGCGGCGTATCGCGTACCGTTGCAACCGATGGTTCGTCCTACCAGTTTCGCGTCAAGACAGGCAACGCGGGAGCCGCGTGGGGATATGCAATCCAAAACAACGGCGCGGCAACTACCGAAGATACAACAATTTGGCAAATGGTTTTGCAGGATTTGAATGTTCAATTCCCAATCCGTACCGCCGCTTTGGATGATATCGATGGTTTGGAAGCCAATGTCGTGAACGACATGCTCATGGAATTCTCACAGGCTGAAGCCTTGTCCATGATTCAAAATAACGACCAAGGCTCTACATCATTGCCCTACGGTGGTTCTAACGGTTTGCGTGGCCTAAACCAATATGCCGGCGCTAATTCAACCTATACCGGCGGTACAACTTCCGCGGCCGCTTTCGGTTCTAGCGGTACTGGTTCTACAAGCGGTTTGCATAGCCTTGCTACTTATGACCAATTGACAACGAACGGTAACACCGTAGGCGCGGCTAACATCACTTATAAAGATGTTGTTAACTTTATCTATGCGTTGCCACAGCAATATTGGACCTCAAGCGCTAAGTTTGTTATTAACCCCGTTTTGCTTGCGCAAATCCGCGGTTTGGTTGATACAAACGGCACGCCAATTTTCGAGCGTATGAGCCCATTGGAAACCGATGGTATCGTTGGCCGTTTGTTGGGCTTCGATGTTGTTGTTAACAAGTACCTTAATACACCTAGCCAAACTACAACCGGTTCCGCCGGCACAACTAGTTTGTACCCAATGTATTTCGGTGATTGGTCACGCGGTCACACAATCATTGACCGTTTGAACATGGTTATGCGTCGTTACGATCAGACTCTTCCAGGCTACATTACTTTCTTCGGGGAGAAGAGATTGAATGCGTCCGTTCGTGACCCTAATGCGATTGTGCGTTACCGTTCTACAGGAACGGCTACTTAATAGTTGCGTTGCCATTAGCGGGGGGCGAAAATCCCCCGCTTTTTTTAAATAGGAATTCAAAATGTCAATCACCGAAAAAATCTTGAACGGAATCAAACAAGCCATCACCGAAGGCGGCAAGGTAACGATCGACTTGCGCGAAGCAAGTGCAATTACCGGTTCGGGTTCGGGTGTCGGTGGTAATGTTGTTTTTGATGAATCCTTTGCCGCATTGCGCCAAGCAAATCCTTTGCGCCAAGGTTCACGCCAAATTATTGTTAACGGTTCGGATGCGCAGTTTGTTGCGAAAACCGGTAACGCCGCAAATTCTACAAACCCTTGGGGTTATACATTTACGCCTAATAGCGGTTCGCCTAATGTTGATACAACAATTTGGCAATTGCCCGTTCGCGTATTGGTTGCACAATTGCCCATTAGAACGGCGGTGCTAAATGATGTTAATGGGCTTGATTCAACATTGGTTGAAGATTTGTTTCTTGAATTTGCGCAACTTGAAGGCCAGTCAATGGTTATCAATGATGACCAAGCGGGTTCAACTACTACATCAACTGGCGCTACTAACGGTTTGCGCGGTTTGGATACTTACATTAGCGCTTCTACTAGCGCTTTTGGTTCTAGCGGCACGGCTATTACAAATGGTATTCATAGTATCGCTACGGTTGGCCTTGGCGGTTCTGCCGTAACCTACGATAAAGTTGTAGAAATGGCTAACGCATTGCCCGCGCAATATTGGGCTTTGGAATCTACCGCTTGGCACATTCAACCCGCAATGATTCAAACATTACGCGAATTAAAAGATTTGCAAGGTTTGCCTTTATTCTTGGAAGTTGGCGATGCCGATGGCGCGGCGGTTGGCCGAATTTTCGGTTGGCCCGTTGTTCCTAATCCATACCTTTCCGGTGATTTCCCAATGTACTTGGCAAATTGGAATCGTTTTTTAACGATTGGCGATACGGAACAAATGAATGTTCAGATGTACGAACAGACGGCCCCTGGGTTTGTAACCATGTATGCGGAAAAGCGCGTAGTTAGCACGGTGCGGGACCCATTTGCTGGCGTCCGCATGAATATTGATTTCTAAAGGCATTAAATGTCCGTAGATAACCAACTTCTAGGCGCGCCCTACGGGGCCGCTACCCGCAATCCGTTTAGTTATGTAAAAGCCGAACAGATTGGCCGCGATGTTGTTACGCCTTGGCTTACCTTGGATGAAATCACCAATCAAATTAACTTGTTTGAAGATGAATCCCAAGATGGTTATTTGCAATCATTGGAACTAGCCGTAAGGCAAGCCATTGAAGATTATTTAGGGCTTTCTATTTTTAGCGTTACATACCGCGTTTGGTATGGCGCTGAAAACTTGGCTACATCGCCGGTTTGCTTGGATTTGCCCGAAGTATCGCAAAACAACTACCCCGATATGGCCGGCGTAACCGTAAACAAGGTTGCGTATTGGAACAATAGTTATCCGCCCCAACTAACGATTGTTTCGCCTTCGGAATATTACTACGATGCAAGCGGTAACAAGGTAATCATTCAAACCTTGCCTACTAGTATCAATAGCGATATGACGGCCCCGATTATTTGCGAATACACTACCGCGCCAAACCCGTTGCAAACTTATCCCGTAATTAAACAAGCGGGCTTGCTATTGTTTACCCATTTGTATAACAATCGTAGCAATACAACGGATAATCAATTGAAAGAAATTCCGTTCGGCGTTGCAACATTGTTGCGCCCTTACAAACCTTTGGTAATGTAATATGGCAATAGCACGGTTTGAACAGATTACGGTAAACAACTTGGCTTTCGCTAAAAGTGATTTCGGCGAACAAAGTACCGCCCAAAGCACATGGTTTAGAACCCGTGCGCGCGTTCAATCCGTTGCCAATAGCCTAAAGATTTCGGAAAAATACCGTTTGTATCAAGATGTTGTTAACTTCATTTTGAATTACACGCCTAACACCCGTGAAATGGTACGGAACCAAAATCTTTATTCGATTAGTTACAACGGTTACGATTGGCGGATTGATAATGTACGAGAATCAAACGATAGGATGACGGTAGTTATCTTGGCGTACAGAACCGATCCAGTTACGGCGGTATAAATGGCAACGCAACAAAATCCGGTTCAATACGGCAAAGCAATTCAATACCAATTGCAAAGCATTGTTTCGCCCGTTCCCGTTTACGCGGCGTTTAACCGTAACTTTGCTACCGAACCTAAGTTTGTTGTTTGGATGTTGCGCAATGTTCATCAAGATGTTTATACCGGCCCCGTTCAATCGGTTAAAGGTATTGATCGCCCAACATTTCAAATAAGTATTTTTACGCAACAAATAGAAGATGGTTTCACTATTTCCAATCAAATACTACAATCGCTACATGGATATAGCGGTTTGTTTGGCGGTGCAACCAATGGATTTCAAATTAGTAAGGCGGATGTTTTTTGGCTTTACAACACTTATGACAATGATGAAAAATTGGCGCAGATTTTTCTTGATTGCACACTAGATATACCAACCTGACAAGATAGTTCAATCAACCATTCTTTTTAAGGAATAACGAAAATGGCTTTACCTAACAAAATTCTTCCTGGCTTTGCCGCCGCCCTTTGGATGCAAACCGGCGCTACACCTACACCGGTTACGGCCGCTAACTTGGATGTTTGGACCGGCGATATTGGCGATATCGTTGGCACGGCCGCCAATGGAACCGGAACCGATGGTATCTTGGTTCCCGTTGAAGCCGTACCCGCTTTCGGCCAAGATGATGCCGTAGCAAACTTTAGCGTTGCCGGTTCACGCCAAAGCGATAAAATCCCAACGCAATCCGCGCCTACATCTTTAAGCATTACGGCCGCTTGGAATCCTAGCGATGCCGCATTGTTGTTGATCCGCGGTGATTCGGAATCCGGCGTTATTGATCGTACTTTTGTAGTTACCGCTACGGCCGGTACAAATACCGTTGCGTATGCCTTCAATGGCCGCGTATCGCAATTTACGATTGATGCGGCCCCAGGCGCTGAGGCGAAATGTAACTTTACGGTTCATCCCCGCGGCAACCAATACGGTTGGTCAAACAATACCTAAACACTATGCAAACTACAATAAAAGATAGCAACGATCTACTAGGTTTTTTAGTAACCCAATCCGATTCCCGAAAGGATTGGTTTGGGTTTACCGCGCAGAAACTAACCGCGATTTCATTGGCGCATGAAATAGCCGCTAACCATGCGGATAAGTTTACGCCCGATGAAATCGTTAATTATGTACATACGCTAAACAACGCGTTGTATCAAAAGATCATTAAACCGATGGGCTAATCATGGGCATTACTTTCAAAATTGAAGGTTTGAAAGATGTTTACGCCGCATTTGAAGATTTGGCCGCGGAAATCGGGGATAAGAACGCTAGAAGTAAGGTTCTAATTCCGGCCGCCCGCGAAGCCATGCAACCGGTTTTAGTTCAAGCGCAAACTAATGCGCCCGTAGATACCGGCGCTTTATCAAATACTTTAATTGTTGAAGCGCGCCGCCCTACAAAGCGCGATATGCGTTCTAAATACATTACGCAAAACGATACGGTAATTGCCGCAATTACTACAAAGGCTTTTCCAAAAAAGATACGCGGCGCGTTCTTCAAAGAAAATCAAGCCCTTTATGAATCAGATAAAGAAGCATACAAACAGAAATTTAAGGCGCTTACAAAGCAACTAAATTTTCCGTATGATGCCCGCGCAATAGCGCAAGAATTCGGCACGGCAAAGATGAAAGGGCATAAACCTTTTCTACGGCCGGCGATGGAATCCCAATCCGAATCAACGGTTAGAAGGCTTGGGCAAATATTGGCAAGGCGTATAAATCAATACAAGGCAAAACAGAAATGACAAAATTTAGTTCGGCGTTTGGCGAAAAGTACCAAACAAACAAGAAAAACCTTTTAACCCGTTCTTTTGAATTGGGAGGCCATACCTTTAAAGTGCGCATTCCATTGATTGCGGAATCGGATGCCATCTACAAAAAGGTTTCCGAACCGGATGAAGAAGTTATCGAAAAAACTTACAAAGAAATTACAGAACCTTTGCGCCAATTTGAAAACAATCAAAGCGAAGAATTCAAATTTATCGATAATGATATTTTGGTAGATGGCCGTTCAATGCGCGAAGCCGCCAAGAACAAAGCCATTACGGAAGCCCGCATTACCGAATTTTTTAAACTTCTAGTTCCCGAATTAGAAGGCGCAAGTTTAGAAGATTTAACCTACGCGGATATTGAAGAAGAATTCCCTATTCCCGTACAAATGCAAATCGTAGAAAAGATTGGCGAAGTAATTAGCCCAACCTACAAGGAAGCGCGGGGAAACTAATTGGCTCGTTAAAAACCCAATGCCTAGCCGCAATGGTTTTTAACGGGCATACCCTAGATTCAATTGCCGAAATTGATGATGTAACTTTGGCAAACATCCAAACGATGTATGCCGATGGGTTAATTGGCAATTACGGGCTTTTAACCCAAATTGCTACCCTAACAAATGGCGTATTTAACTATATGCGCCCCGCAAATTCGCCCGCATATAAACTAGCCAACATTTTGGGTAGTGCGTATGATTACATATATCCGCCTTTATCTGCCGAACAACAAAAGGCGGCGGTAAACGATAGCCTTTTGGCCTTCATGTCACAGGCGCATGGATTTGATAAAACAAAGTTTGGGGTAAAAGATGGCTAATATGATTGCCCGCCTTGGCGTAGTTCTAGGGCTAGATACCGCGGAATTTAATAAAGGTATTGAATCCGCCGGTAAAAAACTAGAACAGTTTAGCCAAACCGCCGAAAAATTCGGCAAGATGGGCGCAACCGCTTTGGTTGCCGCAACTGCCGCCGCTTTGCAATATGCAGATGAACTATCGGATGTTGCGCAAGCAAATGAAATAGCCATTGGAACGGTTCTTAAATTATCGGATGCGCTTGCAAACAACGGCGGCAAAGCGGATAACGCCGGAAAAATGCTTTCCGCGTTTAGCAAATTTATTGATGAAGCGGCAAGCGGTTCGGATCAAGCGCAGAAAACGGCGGCAAAGTTAGGCGTAACGCTAAAAGATTTGGGTACGCTATCGCAAGAACAATTACTAAATAAATTTGTTAAGAATTTAGCGGCGGTAGAAGACCCGATTACGCGTAGCGCGAAATCAATGGAAGTTTTTTCCAAAGCGGCCAAAAGCGTAGATATGGTTGGCTTCGCCGAACAAATGGCGGAAGCAAACAAAGTAACCAAAGAACAAGAAGAAGCCATTAAACAAGCGGCCGAAATGTTTGATGTAATGGGCCAAAACGCCCGAAAAACAATGCTTGTTATTGCTACGGAAGTAGGCCCAACTTTAAAAGCATTTAGCGATTTCCTTAAAGATTTAAATGGCGAAACTAATGATTTTGGCAATGCCTTTAAAGTAGTTTTTCAAACGGTTGCCGTTGTTGCCGCAAATGTTTTATATGTTGTTAAAAGTATCTTTGGCGAAATATATGCCATCGGTAGTTACATTGATAACCTAATTAACAAGAATTGGGCAACCGCCGAAGCGGAAAACGATGCCTACATCAAGAAAACAATTAAAGAACGCGCCGCGCTAGATGATTTCTACGATAGGGTAATGAACCCCGCATCGCCGGCAAAGCAATCAACCGCCGCGCCTAATGTTGGTAGGAAGATTTCCGAATCTAAAGAAGCGGAAGCGGCAAGAAAAAAACAAATGCAAATTTATGCGCAAGGGGCGGCCCATGCGCTAAAAGCGGCGGAAGAAGATGCAAAAGCCCGCGCGGAATTCTTTTCAAGTTACGAAAAAGGAAATGCCGCGGTAGCCGAACGCCAAAGGCTAATGAACATTGCATTAGATAACGAAAAAGAAATGATGCTATTGGAAATGAAATCCGCCAATATGCGCCAAGAAGATTACACGCTAGAACGCGAAAGATTACAGATTAAACAACAGTTAGCGGCCAACTTAGAAGAAATTGATAACCGTAGGGATTTAACGGCGGAAGCCCGTGCGCAAGCGGAAGCCCGCGAAGTTGCATTATCGGAAAAGGCTTTAGCAATTGCGCAAGAACGCTATCAATTAACTTTGCAATCGCGCCAAGGTACTTTTGAAGAAGGCTTTACAAAGAACGCTATGCGTTTCCTACGCGATATGCCTACCGAATTAGAACAGGGCGCAAAGGCTTTTGATTCGTTAATGGGCAACATGGAATCGGCCATCGATCGTTTTGTTAAAACCGGCAAGATTGGTTTTAAAGATTTGGCGCGTAGCATCATTCAAGATATGTTGGCGATGCAAATGAAAGCCGCCGCATCGGGCTTTTTAAGTTCTTTGTTTGGTTCTATGTTTGGTATGAAATCAAATCCATACCAACCCGCGGCCGTTATGGGGATGCCTGGCTACGCCGATGGCGGCAACCCCGCCGTTAATTCGCCTAGCATTGTTGGCGAACGCGGGCCGGAACTATTTGTACCGCGCACGGCCGGAACTATTATCCCTAACCATGCGTTAGCGGGAGTAGGCGGTACTACAAATGTAACGAACAACTACATTAACGCAATCGATACCAAATCGTTTGAACAACGGCTTTTAGGTAGCCCTAACGCGGTTTGGGCGGCAAATCAATACGCTACAAAATCGTTGGCGGTTAGCAGGGGTAGAACATGAGTTTTCAAACAATCTTTGAAATACAACAATCCATGTCGGTAAACAACCGGCGTACCGTTGGCCAACAAGTTGCGCGAAGCGGCTATGTAACCGTTGCCCAATACCTAACCGCCGTACCTTGGGTATTTACCGTAACGCCGCATAACTATTTGTATTACCCGCAAGTTCGAAGCGTTATCCAAACCATTGATAACTACGATAGGCAATTGCCGGAAAACATTTTTTTCCAAAGCGATAACCTATCTTGGTTTATGAAATACCAAGGCGATAACCCAACTACGCCTACCGGCATTCAGATCGCTACAACGCCTACAACAAATACCCAAACAATTGTTTTAAAAACTTTGCCATCGATTGCTTCAACGGCATACCTTTTTAAAGCGGGCGATTTCATTGAATTCGGCGGCTATACCTACAAGATTACGGCGGATGTTTTACGCGGTTCCGGCGCTACGGTTACGGTAAGTATCCATCGCCCCGTTATCGTTGCATCCGCGGCTAATACGGCCGTATTGGTTGGTACGGATTGCGTTATCCGCGTAGTTGCGGAACAATGCCCTACATATACGCTAAACCCGATGACGGATGGGGCGTTTGTACAATGGGATGGCCCATTTGTTTTTCGGGAATACATCATAGGGGTATATTGATATGACAACGATGACCGCGCTTAATAGTTCGCAAATCAACCATGCGGAATTTGTTAGGCTTACCGTAGGAAAAACCGGCGCGCAAACGGTATATACATTTTGTAACGCCGCATCACAGATAACGGTAAACGGAATTGCGTTTAGCAATTTAGGCGCGTTGTTGAATGTTGGCGATGTTCAACGGGATATCAAGGCTACATCGGATGATATGACGATTGCGTTAACGGGAATTGATCCTACCAATGTAGGCATCATTCTTGGCAACGATATCAAAGGTTCATTGGTTGAAGTATGGCGCGGCTTCTTTGATTCAAACAACCAAATCATTACAACGCCTACGCAACAATTTTTCAAGCGCTATCAAGGCATCGTAAGTAGCGTAGCCCTAACGGAAGATTGGAACCAAGAAATGCGTAGCCGCGTTGCTACTTGTTCGATTGCTTGTTCATCGATGCGCCGCATTTTAGAAAACAGAATTTCCGGCGTTAAAACAAACCAAAATAGTTGGCAATTTCTTTATCCTAACGATGTATCAATGAATCGGGTATCTGAAATCATGCAAACTTATTTTGATTTTGGCGGAACACCTAAAACGCAAACCCAATCTTCAAGCGGTGCGCCATCGGGCGGCGGAAGTTCGGTTAGCGATAGTTCTACAACATCCGGAGTTCAACTTTACTAAATATGATAAGACAAGCAACAAGATACGATATCCCTAGATTGTTAGAAATTGTTGAGGCGTATGCGTATGAAAACCCAATTAAAAAACTTGGCGAACCGTGTAATCACTTTCCCCGCTATGTTGAAGAACTATTGTTTAGCATCATTCAAGGGCGCGGGTTCATTTTTATCGATTCGCATTTGCGCGGCGCGATCATTGCTTATAAAAGTTCTAACATCTGGTCGCCCAAAGTAAAAGAATTAAACGAACTGCTATGGTGGGTAGAACCCGAATACCGTAACAGTACGATAGGCGGCCGGCTTTGGAAAGCATTTGATAAGCGGGCGGAAGAAATGTTAAAAGCGGGCGATGTAGATTTTGTTTGTACTTCAATATCGGCAAACGGGCCATTGATTGATTACACGCGCCGCGGCTATAAGCCATTGGGCGCAACTTTCGTTAGGGAATAAAAATGGTAACTAGTATTATTTTGGCGTTTGAATACATCGGCATGTCAACCGCCGTTGCTACCTTTGCCGCCAACTTTGCGCTTTCCTATGTTGTTACCCGCGTATTTGGTTCAAATACATCTAACCAACAAGTAGATAACGGCGTTAGGTTGCAAGTTCCGCCAAGCACCGTTAACGCTATCCCTATTGTTTACGGCGATGCCTATTTGGGCGGAACCTTTGTAGATGCCGCGTTAACTACAAATCAGCGCAAGATGTATTATGTTTTGGCGGTTTCAAGCATTAGCCCCAACGGTACTTTTACTTTCGATAGAACGGATATGTACTATGGCGATAGGCTTATTACATTCGAAAGCGGAACCGGCGCGGATTTGGGTAAGGTTGTAACGCTAACGGATGAAGCCGGCAATGCCGATCCTAAGATTAGCGGCAACCTATACATCTATTTGTTTACTTCAAACGATGCCGGCGTTATTACGCCTATCAATAGCGCGGGTACATTGCCTAGCGGCATCATGGGTTCCGCAAGCGGATTGGCTAGTTCGCAACAATGGCCTACAACCGGCCGCCAAATGAACGGTACGGCTTTTGCTATTGTTGTTTTGAACTACAACCGCGATGCGGATACAACAAGCCTTCAACCAATTACATTTAAAGTTAGCCATAACCTAAACGGCCTAGATCGTGCGCGCCCTGGGGATGTTTGGTATGACTACATGACAAGCCCCGTTTATGGCGGCGCTATCGATCCCGCCTATGTAGATACAACTACGCAAGGTTTGTTGAATACCTATTCCGATGCGTTGATTACCTATACGGATTCAAGCGGCAATCCGGCTACGCAACGCCGCTACAAAATTAACGGCGTATTAGATGCCGGCGAAACGGTTATTAACAATGTTGATCGCATCATGTCCGCGTGCGATTCTTGGATGACCTACAACGCGGCATCGGGCAAATGGGCCGTTGTTGTTAACAAATCCGAAACAACCGCCTACGCCTTTAACGATAACAACATCATTGGCGAAATCCGCGTTAGCGCTACCGATATTTCAAGTTCCGTAAATCAGGTAGAAGCGCGATTCCCGTTTAAAGAAAACCGCGATCAAGCCGCGTTTGTTAACCTTGAAACGCCGCCCGCTTTGCTTTACCCCAACGAACCGGTTAACAAATATTCCGTTACTTATGATTTGGTAAACGATAGCGTACAGGCTACCTATCTTGCTAACCGCGTTTTGGAACAAGCGCGCGAAGATTTGATTGTTAACTTTAATACAACCTATTACGGCATCCAAGTAGAAGCCGGAGATGTTGTATCGGTTACTAATACCGACTATGGTTGGTGCGCGCCTACCTATCCCGATGGCAAACCTTTCCGCGTAATGAAGGTTAACGAAGCCGCGTTAGGCGATGGAACTTTGGGCGCGCGTTTGGAACTAAGCGAATATAACGCCGATGTTTATGATGATAAAGATATTACGCAATTTACGCCGGTAGCAAATAGCGGCCTAGTTTCGCCTATTTACTTTTCCGCATTGGCCGCGCCGGTTGTAGTTGCATCCTACCCATCGGCATCGGTTCCTAGTTTTGATTTGCAAATTACAACGCCGGTAACGGGCCGTTCCGTATTTGCAAACATTTACTATTCAACAACGCCAACGCCTACTACAAGCGATTTGGTTTTGTTGTACTACACGCAAACATCGGATAACAAACCCGCCCCCGCAAATACGGCCATTGTTTTCCCTAACTTTGTTTTGCCGGCCGGTACTTATTACTTTGTTTTCAATGTTGGAAATAGCGATAGCCTTTCCGCGTTAAGCGGCGTTAGTTCGGCGTTTGTTTGGAATCCGGTAGGGATGACAGGCCCAACGGGGCCAACAGGCCCAACCGGTAGCGGAACAAGTGGTACAAATGGTTTAACGGCCATTACGGCGTATAGGGTACAAAGCCAATCGGCAAGTACGCCTACATTTACTACGCCTACAAGCGGCGCAACCGCGCCTAGCGGATGGACACTTAGCGCGCCTAGCGTTTCCGTTGGGCAAGTTCTTTGGTACATCCAAGGCCAATACAATAGCAATTCGGTAACGGTTAGCGGGGTTGCGGCAAATACAACGGCATGGACAGGCCCGATTGCGGCAAGCGTATTTCAAGATATCCGTTCGGATAATTGGAACGGCGGCAACCCGCCCGTATCCGGTACGCCTTCAACCTACGGTACGGTTGGTTACTACATCAAGCAATCAACCGGCGATATGTTCTTGAATAGCGTTTATGGCCGCGGCGTAGCGCAATTTGATGGATACAACAACGCCGGCGGTACGGGATACGCAATTGTTATTAACCAATCCGGTGCGCAAACCGGCGGCGGTTGGTTTAATGCCGGAACCGGCGGCTATGGCATTTCCGCAAATGGCGGAACGGGTAAAGTAGGTATTTATACGCATGGATATGGCGGTAATGGTTTAGAAGCCTATTGTTATGGTTCTACGGCCGTTGCAATCCGCGCGGAACACGCATTTGCCTTGCCGGCCCTATACATTTCTAACGGTACTATTCGTTGGGGTGTTTACGATATTGCGGCCCCCGCGGGTTCTACAAGTACATTCTTACGCAACGATGGGCAATGGGCATCGCCATCTTCTAGCGGCGTATCTAGCATTTCAACTAGTAATAGTTCTAGCGGCCTAACCCTTTCCGCATCATCATCTACCGGCGCGGTTACTTTAAGCCTTTCCGGTACGCCTACAAACGCTACAAATGCCACAAACGCTACAAACGCAACAAACGCAACCTACGCAACCTACGCAAGTTATTTGGGCGGCATAGCGGATTCCGGATGGGCGCGTATTTTCCCAACCAATTCCGGAACTGCTAATGCGGCCGGCGCGGGCCTAAACCTTTTTGGTTCATCTTCTACGGGAATTGCCGGCGCTTATATTGGTACAAGCGGTTCGGGCAATACCGTTACTTTTGGCGTACAAACAACAAGCCCATCGGATATCCGGTTGAAAGAAGAAATTACGGATAGCGATTTAGGCTTAGATTTTGTTAAGAAATTGCGCCCCGTTTCCTACAAACTTAAAGCCGATCCCAAGCATCAAAAAGGCTACGGATTTATTGCCGATGAAGTTGAAGAAATCATAGAATTGGGTTCATCGTTGGTTTATGAAGAACCCGATTGGAAAGTAGGGGATGAAATAGGATTTAAAACAATCCATTACCCTTCATACATTGCGGTTCTAACCAAAGCAATCCAAGAATTAACGGCCAAAGTTGAAGCATTAGAAGCAAAGGTTAAATGATATGCCAAGAGAAATTAACATCCCCGCGCAACAGATTTACGAAGATATCTATTCGTTGCAAGAACTACCCGATAACCAAAGCGTTAGGGTTGTTGTTTGCGTAACAACGCAAGAAGGCGAATTTATCGTTCCTAGCCAATGCCGCGAATACATGATTAGCGGTGATATGTATGTAGAACTAAATTCGGCTAATCCGCCTTGGCATCCTAACAAACCGGCGGGTACTTATTTCAATGAAGATTTATGGCATTTCATTGATTTATTAAAGCAATCTTGATAAGATAGAAACAATACAAGACACCATTAGCCCGTAAGAATTACGGAAGTTCTAACTAAGTTTAGGGAACCGCTATGGCGATTTTCAATAAGAACACCCTTGCGCAAGTAAGCGGTTTTGATAACCCAATTCTTGCGGGCGAATTGGTATGGGATCAACAAACCTATTGGAACCTTACATTTACCAATAGCGCAACCGGCGAACCCGTAGATTTAACCGGCGCAACCATTGATGCGCAGATCGTTCGCCGCCAACTTTCAAACATCATCGATACCCGTAACGGCCTTACCTTTGATATTGCCGATTACACGCCTACGCCTAGCGCAATTCCGCTAACGGTTACTAACATTGTTTCGTTGGCCGGTAGTTGTACATTGGTTATCGATGCCGGCGCTTGGTCCTTGATGCAAACCGATCCCGAACTAGAAATCAACGCGGCCGATCCCGTTGGTTATAGCGGCCGCGTAAAGGTTAGTTTTCCGCAAGTAGGTTCTACACCCGCGGATGATGCAATTATCTTTTTGTTGTTCTTAGTTCGTAGCGATGGGGTGATCGTGCTATGAGTAACATTAAAGTTTCGGTTCAAGATGGCAACAATGTAAATTTACAAGTTACGCCGCAACCGCGCATTGATCTACGGATTGATCGGGCAATTAGCGGCGCAACGGGACCAACAGGCCCGCAAGGTAGCGGCCCAACGGGACCAACAGGACCTACCGGCGCGCCTAGCACGGTGCAAGGCCCAACAGGACCAACAGGGGCGCAGGGTAACACCGGACCAACTGGGGCTACGGGCGCGCCATCTACGGAAGTTGGACCTACAGGACCTACTGGGCCAACGGGCAATCAGGGTTCGCAAGGTATTGCCGGACCTACGGGGCCGCAAGGCATTCAAGGTATCCAAGGCGTACAGGGTATTCAAGGTATCCAAGGCCCAACCGGCGCGCAGGGCGCTAATGGAAATAATGGACCAACCGGTCCAACAGGAACCAACGGCGCAAACGGTAGCACGGGGCCAACCGGTGCGCAGGGACCAACAGGGGCGCAGGGCATACAGGGTAACAACGGCGCAACCGGCCCGCAAGGTTTACAGGGCGATGTTGGACCAACCGGACCAACGGGTGCAGATAGTACCGTTGCGGGACCAACCGGACCTACAGGCCCGCAAGGAATTCAAGGCATTGCCGGCCCTACCGGCGCGCAAGGCGTACAGGGCGATCAGGGTATCCAAGGGGTGCAAGGTATTGCGGGACCAACAGGACCGCAGGGAGCGCAGGGCGTAACGGGGCCTACAGGGGCAATCGGACCTACGGGGGCTAATGGCGCAAATGGCGCTACAGGCGCTACCGGCCCCACGGGACCTACGGGCGCGGATTCAACGGTAGCGGGACCTACAGGGCCAACGGGCGCGCAGGGCGCGGATGGGCAATCTTCATCTTTCTATCAATATCAAGCCGATACAAACCAATTTTCAGGAACTCCAACCGCGGGCCATGTATTTTGGAATAACGCTACGCAAACTTCCGCAACCGATTTAACTTTTAGCCATCTAACAAGCAACGGCATCGATGTAGATTTGTTTTTAAGCATTTTAAAAACAGGCGATAGCGTTGTATTGCAAGATGCAAATAATTCAAACAATTACCAAAAATGGGTTTTATCCGGCGATGCGGTTGTAGTTCCTAATTCATCTATAACTTGCCCCGTTACCCTTTCTACATCAAGCGGAACGGGTACTACGGGTTTTGCTAACAATCACAATCTAATCGTTGTTATTCAATCTATTGGTTTGGTTGGCCCAACGGGACCGCAAGGCGCTACCGGACCAACAGGGGCGGATTCAACGGTTGCCGGACCAACCGGCCCGCAGGGCGCTACGGGACCAACGGGTGCGCAAGGCGCGGTAGGGGCTACGGGGCCAACGGGTGCACAGGGCATCCAAGGTATTCAAGGCAACCAAGGCATTCAAGGCGTAGCGGGGCCAACCGGACCACAGGGCATCCAAGGCGATCAAGGTATCCAAGGGGTTGCGGGACCAACGGGACCTACGGGTAGTGCGGGCGCTACCGGCGCAACCGGACCTACCGGCGCAGATAGTACCGTTGCCGGCCCAACAGGCCCGCAAGGTATTCAAGGCGTACAAGGAATTGCGGGGCCAACCGGACCGCAAGGAAATACGGGCGCGCAAGGAAATACGGGACCAACCGGTCCAACCGGAAATACCGGCGCTACGGGCGCGCAAGGACCAACGGGTCCAACCGGTGCGCAAGGTACGCAAGGCAATGTAGGCCCAACGGGACCGCAGGGTATCCAAGGCATACAAGGCGTTCAAGGCATACAGGGGCCGACGGGACCAACGGGTTCCACGGGACCAACGGGTAGCGCAAGCACAATTGCCGGACCTACGGGACCTACGGGGGCTACAGGGCCTACGCCAAATACCTATTTACCCGTTGCAAAATTTGTAGGAACAATCGTTAATGTTTTGTTTAGCGGCGGTTACTTACCAATATTGTTAAACAACGGTTCAACCGCTAACATCCCCGTTTATTGAAGGTGAAACATGGCTAATAAATATCCTTTGGTTTTAAATGGTTCAACCATTCAAGAACTACAAACGGGCGATGGCTTGCAATTGCCGATTGCCCTAGCGCCGCAATATGGCGGTACGGGCATTGTTAATAACGCCGCTAGTACATGGGCAATTAGCGGCAACTACGCAACAACCGTTACGGTAACGGGCGTTACAACGGTTACGCTACCAACAAGCGGGGTAATTGCTACGCGAAGCAATGCGGTTGCCTATTCAATTATCTTTGGCCTTTAAGGAACAGTTATGACAACGGTAAACATTGCCAACGCTACAAGCATCATTGGTACAACAACTTTTTACACGCCTACCGGAACTTCCGCGGTTGTTTTGTTGCCTAATTCCGCTACATCGGCGGCGGTATATAAAATTAACCAAATCGTTGCGGCCAATGTAAATGGTTCCGCCGCGGTAAATACTACGGTTTCCATTTATTCAAATGGCGCGGTAGCCCAAGGTTCGGCTCCTAGCGGCGGTACGGCCTACCCTATTGCTTCTACGGTATCGGTTCCGCCTAGCGCATCATTGGTTGTTGTTGATAAAACATCCGCCATCTATTTGATGGAAGGCCAATCGATTATCGTAACAAGCGGTACGGCAAGCGGCATTACATATTCCATTAGTTACGAAATCATTTCCTAATAGGGGCTAACAATGTCCTTACGCTACACGGGCAACATTCTTGCGGCGGGGCTTAATGGCCTAAATTCGCCCGTTACAACCGTTGAATACTTAGTTGTTGCGGGTGGTGGTTCGGGTTCGGACCAAGTTACTGGCGGTGGAGGCGGCGCGGGCGGCTTGTTAACCGCCGTAGGTTATCCCATAACAATGGGTACATCTATTACGGTAACAATTGGTGCGGGCGGTGCGGTTGTTACTAATAATGTTGGTAACGCGGGTAGCAATTCTTCTTTTGGTTCAATTGTTGCAGTAGGCGGCGGTTATGGTGGCCCTTATGGAAATCCAACAGGCGGTACTGGCGGTTCGGGTGGTTCAGGTGGCGGCGGTGGATTCTCGCAATCTTCCGGCAATGGCGTTGGTGGTTCAGGAATAGCGGGTCAAGGTAATGCGGGTGGTACTGGCGGAACAGGAGGCGTTCAAAATGGTTCAGGCGGCGGCGGTGGTGCGGGTTCTGTAGGCGGCGCGGCTACAACAAATAATTTAGGCGGCAATGGCGGTGCTGGCATTGTTTCTTCTATTACGGGTTCATCTGTGCAATATGCAGGTGGTGGCGGTGGTGGTAGTGAAAGATTCACTACTAATTCACCTAGTCTTGGTGCGGCTGGCGGGGGTAACGGGGCTTATAGAACCGATGCTAGTAATGGCGGCGTTTCAGCAACTAGTGGTTTAGCAAATACAGGTGGTGGCGGTGGCGGTAGTTCTAACTATGCGCATCCATCAGCGGGGGCGGGCGGTTCGGGTATTGTTGTTATTCGTTACCCATCATATTTAGCGCCCGCCGCATCTACAACCGGTTCGCCCGAAATGTACATTGCCGGAAATTGGCGGGTTTATAAATTTGTAGCATCAGGCACAATTACTTTTTAAGGTTGTTATGGCAAACGGTTTATTTACGCTAAAACAAGTTAACCAAGCGTTGCGCCAATCGGCTTGGACAGGACAAAAAACCCCATCGGTTCAATACCTTGTTGTTGCCGGTGGCGGTGGGGCGGTTCGTGGTGGTGGTGGTGGTGGTGGTTTATTAACAGGCGTTGTACCCGTTGTTACCGGTTCTTCAATTACTGTAACTGTTGGTTCGGGTGGTGTTGGTCGCGCGGTAAATGGAACAACTGCCGGCGGTATTGGCGGTAGTTCTATTTTTAGTTCTATTTCTGCAACAGGCGGCGGCGGTGGTGGAGCAGATACAAACACTACCCCTTTTATTGTAAATAATGTTGGACAAGCGGGCGGTTCGGGTGGCGGTGGTCCGGCATCAGGTTTAGCCGGAATTTATGTTGGTGGTCAAGGAATTTTTAATCAAGGTAATGCCGGTGGTTCTAATGGTGGTTTTGCTTCATCGCCATATCCATCAGGCGGCGGCGGTGGTGCGGGAACTATTGGATTAAATGCTTCAAATGCATCTACATCAGGCAATGGAGGTTCGGGTGTTGCATCATCTATTTCCGGAACTACAACTTCATATTCCGGCGGTGGCGGTGGTGCAAATTATGATGGAAGTGGTACGCAAGGTAGTGGCGGCGTAGGCGGCGGCGCATCGGGTTCGAATTTATCTACTGGAAATGCCGGTACTGCAAATACTGGAGGCGGCGGTGGCGGAACTTCGGGTTCTAGCGGTTATGTTGGCGGCAATGGCGGTAGCGGAATTGTTATTCTTTCTTACCCCGATACCTATGCGGCGGCGGCATCTACAACCGGTTCACCAACTGTAAGTACAAGCGGTTCGGGTAGTTTTTACAACAATGCAAATAGTTTTACTTACACGCCAAGTAGTTCAACATATAACTTGGGTTCAAATAATTTCACTTTGGAAATGTGGATAAATGTATCTACACAAAACAATTTAATTCGTGGAATTAGTCAGTATGGTTTTGCAATTCTTTTAAGTGGCGGCCAACTTCAATATTACTTATCTAGTAATGGAACAAGTTGGGATGTTGCTTCTGCGGTTAATAGCGGTTCTGTATCGTTAAACACTTGGACACATATTGCATTAGTTAGAAATGGAACTGTATTTACGCCTTATGTAAATGGCGTTGCTGGTACATCTACAACTTCTGCGGCAACTATTTCAACTAATAATGGTTTTTGTCTTTTGTCAGAACAACCGCTTACACAACCGGCGGGAAGCGGCCTTACTACAGGATATGTTTCTAATTTTAGAGCAGTAATAGGTAACGCTATTTACACTTCTAATTTCACACCATCAACAATTCCATTAACGCCAACAACAAATACAAAAGTTTTGTTAAATACGGTATCAGGTTCGTATTTAGCAGATTCATCTTCTTTAAGCGCGTCTATGCTTGTTGGTACAAATACGCCATCATGGAATTCATCATCCCCATTTGCAACGGGTTTAGGTTATAAAAACCGTGTGTACACTTGGACAAGTAGCGGTTCAATTACTTTTTAAGGCAACCAAATGAGTAGCAATTTAGGCGGTTTCATTTCGGCAACATTTAACCCGTTAGATGGTGTTGCGCCACCAACGGTTGAATATTTGGTTGTTGCGGGCGGTGGCGCAACACCATCTAAC